CTTCTTCTCTTTTCCGTCAGAACCTAGTTTGCCTTCCTTCTCTTTTCCGCCTTTACCCTTCTCACGTTTATCTTCGAGTGCATCAAGACGAGCCTGTTTCTGTAGGTCAAAGAAATCCCCAAAGATACCGACTAATTTGTCAACACCTTTTTTGACTTTCACGGTCTTGTCCTGTTCCTCCATAGAGGACGCACGGACTTCTTCGATTACTTCTAAAAAACCTACTTCTTTTGCCATCTTCTTAGTACCTTAGTTTACGTTCTTCTTCCTTTTGTCTCTCATTCTCATCTTCAATCCACTGCATGAGAAGTGAAACATATATGTCCCTTTCCCACGGTATCATTGAATCTAATTCTGTCAAACTATAATGATGATGTTGCATCATCGCAAAGTTTGTTTTATAATGGTTTTCTAATGAATCATGAGAAAGGGCGATTAAAAAAAACTTTGCATCCCCTCCAGTGTATGACTATTATCAGTTCCACATTTTTTACATTTAAATTCTTCTACATGTTTTAGTTTGGGCATACCACCCAACCAATCCGCAAGTTTAACAAACTGTGCTGACGTTAACTGTTCGAGAAATTCTTTCATCTCAGCTTCAGATACGTCTGACGCATCATAACGTTCATCATTACCTTGAACACCAGCGATACATTTCTGAATCGTCTCGTATGCAAATTCTGTTTCTGTCTTTTCAGTACCCACAACACCATCAACCATATCGTTGAAGTAGGGGTATCTCATCTCAACAGAGATATTATCTGTCAACTCAATCGTGTTACCCATTGCTGGTTCTGTACACTTGAGTTCTGATAGATTCACATTAACTTCATTAGGGGTATCACATTCCTCACATTTGATAGTGATGTCTGCGGTCTCACCTACTGATTTACTTCTGATTTGAGTGAAACAGAATTCCACGTCAAATGTTGTAAATGTATTAATATCGATATCTTCTTTGATACAAGCTTCAATACACTTGACCATTGCTTCCATCGCCTGTTTTTCATCATTCGATTCGAATGCCATCAACAATATTTTTTCTTCCTTAACTAAGTAAGGTCTATATGATACTTGTTTTCCCGTTGATGGAATAACCATTTTATGGTTGGGGGTATCATTCAGTCTTGGTAGTGCCATTATAATATTCTCCTAATTATAAAAATTTACTAATAAGGGTTCCTGCTAATCCTTCTGCGAAACCGTCATTCGAGGTGACTTGGTCGCCCTCTTTACTAAACCAATCCCTGTACGATACTTGTACCGATACTTCAAGGACTGATGCTTCATCATTATTTAGTTCAATTGCTTGTAATGATGTAGGGAACGCTTTGTCTAACATACAAGTGTATGTAATCTTGTCACCCGTAATGAAATCTAAATCGATTTCACCCTGTGCAAAGTCAAGCGGCCCGAGTTTAGGTAATCTATTCGCAATAGACGAAGGTAGTTTACCTGAATCAAAAATTTTCTTTTTCTTAATAGGGAAAGAAACTCCCTTCTTAATATGTTGTATGATGATAGGATGGGTGTATTCATTATAGTATCCAACCTCATATGCACCATCGTTCAATCCACGTTTGACACATAAGTCTTGCCATTTCTCAAAATATGTTCTAACTTTAAAATCATTCATACAGTAGAATGTGAGTGTTACATCGTCAAACAAAAAACCATTTGCAATCTTCGTGTTCTGAATACCGATTACGTGTTCCGTTGTTTGAATCTGTCTGCCAGGAATTCCTACACCCTTACACAATAAATTCATAGTACGAGACTCACCCAAGATAGGTGGCAAGAATACCTTGAATAGATTGTTAACTGCAAATCCGCCAGACTTACCTACCTGAGATTTAAAATCATCTATAGTTGACACGTTACTTACCTATTTGTTTTCTAGAGTCTGCGAAGACTTTTTGTGAATTAGATTTTCTCCATGATGCAGTCGGTAGGAATGTTGCAATCTCCCACTCAGGGGCAGACACTTCTGCAAACCTACTTTCAACATGTGTGTTCAAATAGTGTTTAAAACAAGGTTTATACCATTTTAATTTAGATGACGCTTTCAACGTTTTATATCTAAGGTTAAACTTTGCTTCGCCACTCTTAGGACTAGACTGGATATCCATCAATGCATCTAACATCTTCGCACGTAATATCGGGGGAAGATAATGTAGATTCAATCCATAGAATCCGCCTGGCGCAGGCCCGACTACCACGACTAATGGGAACCTATCGTAATACGGTAGTTTCTCTTTTGTCTTTGGGTCGTAGAAGAACATTTGCATTGAACCAATCAATGCACGTGCATTCTTCGTTTGGTGTTGTCGAATGGGGTCTTCTTTCATCAATGCTGTACGATTGATAGAACGAAGGTTCTTCGCCTTAAGACGAAACCATTCTCGTGATTCTTCGGTACGGGGAGTGATTCCCGCACGGAATGCCTGTAAACCTAATCTATTAAATATATTTGACATACTTCTATTTATACTTATTTTTTACGTCTTTTGAATGGTTTTAAAGGTTTTGTTGATTTGGGAATAAGACCCTTCAACGGTTGTGTTTTTTCTGTCCATATCTGAAATGTCCATCCACGGTCTTTTGCGTATTGGTCTGCCGCTTGCCATTTATTCATGTTCTTGACATAGGTTGCAGCTTCTGTCATAAACTTACGAGTTCGTGCTTGCCTCTTGGGGGGTGCGGTTTCTTTCTCAGGTTTAATTTCAACAAGTGTTGTCTTACCATTTGTATAGACTATCTTCAAGTCCATGAAGTATCTATGGTACTTCTTATCTACCTCATATAGATAAGGTATAACAACTTCTTCGGAAGACCATGACTTCACGGATGGATTATCGTCACACCATTTAAATGCGTGTCGTTCCCATAACGAGCGATAAACCACCTTAGTATGGTCACCCTCATACTTGGTTTTGTTTTTTACTGTATATCTACCCGAATATGCCATAGAAACCTTATAAATAAAGAGAAAGACTTTTAACTTATTTAGTCGGAATTTAAAGAAGATAACTATGGCAGATGTAACCGAAGCACAAAAAGTAACTAGAAAAACAAAGAGTTTAGAGTATCCACTCAATAATCCTGCTGAATTTAAGGGTAGACTCAAGTTCACATTGTTGAATGAGCCAGGCATAGACACAGGAAACCTTCTCAACACCTTCGGAGATAAGATTGCTTCCGTACAAAAGGGTGCTGGTGATGTAGTAGATGGTACTACGAGTGTTAAAGAAGCAAAAGATAATTCGATTGAGAACATCCAAAAGGGTTTACAAAAGTTTCACGGTGAAGATAACAAACCCAAGACAGGGAAGAAGGTTCCGAAAAGAACCAAGAAGACTGTAAAACTTTATCTACCTGCTGGACTTGCATATCGTGATACCGTTAACTACGATAACATGGACATTGGTGCAATGGGTGCTGCAGCTGAACAAGCTGCAATGAAGGGTGGTTCTATTGTTAAATCACTATTTGATGGTGGGATGCAAACCATTGGTGCTGCTATGAAAGGTAGTGCGGGCGGTGATGTTGCAAAACTTGCCATGATTAAATTGAGTGCGGGACTTCCTGATGAGATTGGTGGTGCATTGCGTAGTGCGGGACAGGTAACTACTAACCCCAATACTCGTGTGTTATTCAAGAGTGTGAACCTTCGTGAGTTTGCATTTGCTTTTAAGTTTATATCAACGTCTCCAAAAGAAGCAGAAGAAGTTAAATCTATCATTCAGTTTTTCCGTGAAGAGTTATATCCCACAACAATCAATGCGGGTATAGCTGGTGCAAGTGTTTCTATCGGATATCGATTTCCTAATAAGTTTCTAATTGAACCATTGTATGATGGTAAACCAATCGCAACAAAAATTAAACCATGTTACTTACGTGATGTGAGTGTTACCTACAACCCAACAGCAGCTGCGATGTTTGCTGACGGTAACTTCCAAGAGATTGAAATGTCTCTTATGTTCCAAGAAACGAGAACATTACAACGTAGTGATGTCAAGGCAGGATTCTAAATATGTCCACTTCAAAATACTTTAGACCATTTGATATTGTTAGATATAACTTCGGGGATAATGAATCCCCCGTCTTTATGTCTGACTTGACTCAATATGTTGACCTCATCGACCAAATCAAAGATAATACTTCTTTTTATAACAAGTACACTATCGTATCAGGGGAGAGACCCGACACATTAGCATATGAACTCTATGAATCCACTGACCATTACTGGACATTCTTTTTATTAAATGACCATATACGTGAGTCAGGATGGCCGATTGCGGACAACGAAATTCTTGAATATGCAAAGTTGCGTTGGCCCAATAGGGTGACAACCACTGAAATAGATTTTGGAAAGACCTTTCCAGTAGGTTCAATTGTCACGGGTCAGACTTCGGGTACTGTAGGAACAGTCATAAAACGTAATCTTGATATGGGTCAACTTGTAATCGACACTGTAGGTAATAATAATTATGGTGATACTGAGATTATATCCTATCAAGAAGAAGATGGTAGTAACATTACTATGCGACTTGTACAGGAGTCTGAACAATACAATGCGACACACCATTACGAAGATGCTGATGGTAACTATACTGACATCAACCCTCATGTTGATGCAACACCTAGTGCGCTTATTCCAATAACAAATGTCAATCGACTTAGATTGCGTAACGAACAGTTGAAAGAGATTATTGTACTCAAACCCGATGCACTTGCATCCGTCACTGGTGAGTTCAACAAACTAATGAGACAGAGAAGGTTATAATGGCCGAACAGAATCAATCCCAACAGTTCAAGATTACTGAAGCAAAGATATCCGCTGATAGACTTGGTGGATTTGATGCACTATCATATGATGTGCGTACATCTATATCGGAACTGAACATCTTTGAGAGTCTTGACAAACCCTATCTAACAGGTACGGTTGCAATTCTTGATGACAAAGGATTGTTTGATAAGATTTCATTTAACGGTACAGAGAAGCTGAGAATATCTATTGCATCTGTGGGTAATGAACTTGACCCTATTATTGAACGAGAGTTCTTTTTAAACTCTGTTGAGAAACAAAAGAAATCAAACGACAATGGTAAATCAAGTATGTTCTTGTTTACCTTTATCGACCAATCTGCATTTTCTAGTAGGTTGAATAAAGTCAGAAACTCATTTAATGGTAGTTTAGATAATATTATCATAAAGACCGTAGCGAGATATCTAAAGAAAGATATAGACATTTCGTATATGACAACCGCCGAGAATCAAAGGAAGGGTACTGTACAGACTAACATTCAAGGTATCATTCCGAATCTTACACCAATGCAAGCAATCAAATGGTTAATTGCACGTGCGACTACAACTACAGGTTCACCCTTTTATTGTTGGGCGACCATACATGATGAGAGACTGCGATTAGGTAATCTTGATGTTATGTTGACACAACAACCTTTTAATAGTAAAATCCCATATTCATATAACCCATCCAATGTATCAACTGCGGAAGATGAAGGAGAACTTGAGAAGGCATCTGTTATCAAAGACTTTATTGTGAATGAACAGGGTAATACATTAGAACTCATACAGGCGGGTTCTGTTTCATCGAATCTAGGTAATACCAATCTTAATACAGGTCAGATAACAAATAATCATTTTTCTGTACGAAAAACTATTGACAATTTGGCAAAAGAAGGTATAATAGTAAAGGAACGTTCTGCAATCTTTGACCCTTATGCAAAGGTACAAGATATACTAATGGATGAGTATGATGCAGTAAACTATCACACAGTAACATCCACAGGAACATTCGGTAGTCGTAAGAGTTACCATGACGAATACAACCCCAATCTATTATTGAAAAAGATAGAGGGTCGTTCAATACGCAATCACCTCTTCAAGAACGAGTTCCAAGCTGTTGTTGCGGGACAGGCATTCTTCATGGCCAAAGCATCTTGTGGTGACATGGTAAAATTAAACGTTACTAACGATAACACCGAGATTGAAGATGATGACAACGAAGATACTTTATTAGACAAACAGAGAAGTGGTAATTTCTTGATACATGATATCAGACATACATTCCAAGAAACTCAACACACTGTTAATATGAACCTT